CCGCCCCGTCCGCAGTCACCTTGGTGGCTCCGCCGATAGGGTTGGGGTTGGACGTACTAAGGCCGATAGCCTCACCTGCTACTCCGCTCATGCTGTTCTCCTTGAAAGGCTAAAAATCCGCCCTGCCTGTCGAAAACCAATTCACCCCTGAGAAAACGAAAGGTCAGGCAGGGCGGAAACCTGCTACTCTGTGATGCGCCCTTGAAATTGCAGACCGGAGGCGGTCAGGTTGCCCGCCCAAGCCAAGATTTGCACGGCGGCATCTTGGTTGACCGAGTAACGCTGGCCCGGGGCCAACGGAACCATGTTGCGTTGAGCGTGCGGACGCCATTTCAGGTACTTGGTGTTCAGGAAGAACGCCGTTTGCTGCGGGCAGTTACCGCCAATACCGCCGTCCAACACCACGTCGGCATCCATGAACTTCATGGACACGAAGCCGAGCTTGGCGTCATCGCTGGAGGTGAAACGCTGGATCAGTTGCAGCGAGTTCACGAACTTGCCCCAATAGTTGTTATCCACAACGATCAGGTCGGGGCGGTCATTGCCACGGACGAGGCTGGCCCACATGGCGTTGAACACGACTTGGATGTTGGCCGGGGTCGTGGCAGCGCCAAGGTAGGTCGAGGCGTCGATGGCTTGCGAACGCCAGAAGTTCCAAGTGGCGCGGTCGATACCACCAACGGTGCCGGTGGCCGGATTGACCGGGACTTGGGCGCCGAGGCCGGTGACTTCCTTGCCGCCGTAACCGAGGCCGTCCGAGTAGATGCCAGCGGCCAGCAGGTTTGCCATGGAGGCTTCTGCGACGTTCATACGGCCTTCGAGCAGGTCGATGATCTGTTCCTTACCGGCATTCTGCAACTGTTCCAGACCGGAGATAGTCACCGGGCAGGCAGCTTGCTTGATGTCGTATTGCGCGGCGCTGATAACGTCAGCGGCGGCAACCGGCAGGGTTTCGTAGCCGGAGTAGTATCCGACGTTGCCGTTCTGTTGGAACGACAGTTCTTCCATGATGACGTTACCACCGGAGAACGTCTTGATGTTGCCGCGCTGTTTCAGCTTGGCGAGCAGGGCGTTATTCTTGGTGACGTTGTCGGCGATAACGCCGGTACGCGACTGGATCGTGGTTGCGATGATGTCGCTGATCGCGGGATTGGCAAAGGCCATGATTGACTCCTAAACAGTTGAGAGGGTTACTGCACATCGTCTTGCGTGATGGGCGGCTGTTCCGCTTCACTTTCGGGAGCCAATGGCGCGGGATGCGTTTGGCGATACGGGGTCGGCACTTCATCAATCTTGCGCAGGGGTTCGACCTGCACCCCCACGATTGCCCGGTAAAGTGCGTCAGACACGATTCGCAGCACCGCCAAAGGCGGCTTCGATGTCATCACGCAGATTACCGCTTGTCACATGCGCCTGCTGTCCGCCGCCGACCGGATTGCCTGACACGCTTGCACCAGCAGCGGCAGCACGTTGCGCCCGACTGTGGAGTTGTGTGGCTTGGGTCATGGAGGAAAGCTCCGGGTTCATGTTCACGGCCATCTTATACGCCTGATCCAGCGGAATTTCAACACCGCGCTCACGATTCAGATCGACAATGTCGGCCATCATCGAGCGCACGTCCTCGAAGTACGGATATTTCGGATCGAGGGCCATCTGCTCGACTGTTTGAACCGCCTGCTGAACAACACGCTGATGTTCCCGCTGTTGCTGCTGATACAGCGGCGCCAGCGCCTGTTGCAACTGTTGTTGTACCAACGCCTGAACATCGGGAACCTGCGGCTGTTGCACACCGCCCGGCTGTGGCTGGCCGCCCAATCGTGAAGAAATCACCTGATCGAGAACGTTGAGGTCAATATCGTAGTCCTGCAACAGCTTGTCGATGGCCTTCGCCTTCTGCTGCATGTTGCCGGTAGCCATCGCGTACTCGGTGTTGAGCAGATGGGCAACAGCTTGGGTCGGCGTGACACCGAGCGACTGGATGCGGGCCATGTAGGGCGCGACGGTGTTGCGGAACTCTTCTACCTCCTTGCGAATCGGGGCGGTTTCGTTGAGAACACGCTGAACTTCCATTTCACGACGATGGATTTCCTGACGGGCCTGCAACGGGAGCGCGGCCCACTCGCCCTTGGCTTCCTTCTTCCAAGAGGCCGGAGCACGATCTACACGATGGGTTGTTCCCGGAACAGTTTCCAGCGCCGCAGGAGCAACCTTATCTGGAGCCTTCTCGCCAGCGGGCTTTTCCTGAACTTTTTCATTAGTACTATCGGGCGGCACTTCATCGGCAATAACCTCTGTCTTATCGGTTTCCGTAAGTTCTGCCGAAGGTGTTTCTTCAGCACGAGATGTCTCAACCGGGGTGCTTTCATCTTTGGTTTCCTCGTCAAAAGCTGCATTCAGGGCTTCACGCAGTTCGATACTCATGGTGTTTCTCCTTATTTGTATTTACGACTGTTGATGATCTCGGCAATCACCTGTTTGGTGCCTTCCCGGTGCTCCCGGGAGAACTCCGTATTCACGAAAGGCTTATTGGGCAAGCCTTTCAGTTCCGCAGTAGGTACAACATTATGGCGAGCGCAATGATCCCGTAGGGCAGCACGACCATCAACAACAGAGCCATCAATGGGGGAGACGAACGCCGGCGTATCCGCAATGATCGCAGGTGCGCCCACGCCCGCAGAGTTTTCGACTCCCTGTAGTTCTGCTTTGTCATAGAGCACCCCGTTTATCTGTATCCATGATTTACGCGCCATCGCTAGCCTCCTGTTGTTCCCGCTGGTGTTCGAGGTTCAGTTCATGCCCCTGTTGCTGAATGACTGCGTTCTGCGCCGAGTCTTGTTCTGCGATCTTGAGTTTGAGCGCGGCCTCCTGCAACATCATCTGCATCTTGAGCGCAAATTCCTGCTGGTCTTGGCGCATCTGGAGCGCGAACTCCTGCTGTTGTTGCTGGAGTTCCAACTGTGCCTTCTGCTGCTGCATCTGGAGATCAGCCTGTCGCTCCTGCTGCTTCATCTGCATCTCAGCCTGCATCTTCTGCACCTCGGGGTCAGGCTGCGGCGGAGCGTTCTTCTTGGCTTCGAGTTCGGCAGTGAACTCCTTGATGTACTTGTCGAAAATGCCTTCGATGTCCTTGCTGACCCGGAAGCCCGACACACCGAACTTGAGCATGTCCAGCATCAGCGGGATCAACTGTGGGGCGCCCTGACCGACTGTGGAGGCCGACTGTAGGAAGGTAGCAACACTGTTCAGGAACTCGCTGCGCTCCTGTTTGACGGCGGCGTAGTCGGTAATCGCCATGCTGGTCGCCTGAATGTCGACGCGCCAATACAGTTCTTCTCCGTCGTCCATGACCAACGCCATTGCCGGTTGCAAAACGGCTTGGTCTTCCAGTGGCATGCTCTCGACGTTCGCCAGCCTGAGAATCTGCTGCGAGTCGAAGTGCTGACCGACAATATCGGCCTTGATCTGCAGGATTTCCTCGGCGAACCGGGTCACGTCCTGCTGCCGCTTCTGGATCATGGTGCTGGCGTATTTGGCCTTGAGTTCCTGCGCCCCGAGCGTTTCACTGGCCTTGGTGTTGCCCCGCACGATGTCACTGATGCCGGTCAGCGCGTCGATTTGCAACTTCAACTCCATGCGGTGTTGCTGCAACTGGTTCAGGGCCGTCACCACCATGTCCAACGGCAGGAAGTCGACCTGACCCTTGAGGCCGCCCTTCTCGGCGAACATGGCCCAATTATCCACCGGGATGAGCGTGTTGTCGTACCCTTCCGTCAGCATGCGCTGGACGCCATCGGCGCTCTTGTCGTAGACGCCTGTGACCTTGCACGCGATGATGAGCAGGCTGATGCGATTATTCACCTCGTCCAGTTCGTTGTACTGATCCTGCAACATGGCGAAGTCGGGCTTCGGCAAACAGTTGGAGGTGGTGAGGTTGGCGAACAGCGGCTTGGGGCACGGCTCGAAGCGGCCATTGCGCAGCTTGAGGAAGTCGCCGCGTTCCTCCAGAATCTCGTCCATGCCCCTGGCGAACCAGATCACCTTGCGGCTTTCCCGATCCCAAATCTCGTAGACACAGCCGCGCTTCAACACCATGTTGGACGGCGTGTTGCCGTTCGGGAGGTTGTATTTGTTCGACTGTGTGGAGAGGGGCACCTTGGTTCCCTTGCGTGGGCCGAACCGCTTTTTCAGTTCGTCGCGGGTCATGTAGACCTTCCGCGCCACCCAACGCCGTTCCTCCCACACCCGACATGGCGAGTAGATGAAGTCCTCGAAGAAAACATAGTCGATCGCCACTTCCTGACTGGCGATGCGCTGCATCGGCTTGCCTGTCTCGTGGTCAAGCGTTTCAGGTATGTCCTCGAACTCATTGACCAGACGGAGCCACGCAGCACCGAGGCCGGGAACCAGACGATCCCACACCGCATGACGCATCACCGCATCGAAGTCACAGTCGGACTCGTCCATGTCCTGATTGACGCACCGCTGCATGATGATGCCGGCCACCCGGGCAACGTCGTCGTTCATGTCGAGGAAGCGGCGGGACACGTCGGCTGTTGGCGTCTGGTCGTAAAGGCTGGCCTCCATGATCCCGACGTTGGTGAAGAACACGTTGTACCAACGCTTCTGCACCTCGGTGGCGTCACGGTCGTCGATGTAACGCCGGATGGTCAGACGGGCCGACTTCCAGAACTTCTCCAGTTCCTTCTCGGCATAGGTGATCTCTTCTTCCCAACGCTTATAGACGCCGTTCGGCTCGGCTTCGAGCTTCTTGATCGAGGTGATGGAGGCGGATACGTCCTGTGTCTGCATGGTGGTGTCCTTTGGCGAATGTTCTCAACAGTTTAGAACCGTTTGCGCGAAAACGCACCCTTAGCGCGGTCACGGTCATCATACAGGTCTTCCAGACACATCTGACGGAGGGTCGGCGGCGGAGTGTAGACAGCAGGCAGCGCGGGCCGGGCCAACTGTACCAGCCGGCGACCGATCAGCCCGAGCGCATCCACGCCGTCATCGACCCCCGCACCCATCGCGTTCGGAAAGATCAACAGTTCGCGAACGAGCCACTCGTTCCAAGGCGCGCGTTTGAGGAACACGCGGTCGCTGCGGAACAGCCCGCGCAGCGGCGCCGCCCGCGTCTCCTTGTCCTGCCCCATCATCTTCATCATCTTCATGGGCACGACTGTGCCGCGCTCACGGGCGCGGGAGGCGACAAGCTGCATGAAGACCTTCGCGGCGTTGTCGTCGTCAATCAGGCACTCCATGGGCCTGCGGGCGGCCACGAAGTCGATCAACCGATCGGTCGTGACCTCGATGGCGACCCGCTCGCGCCATGCGTCGACCACATGGATCATGCCACGGGCGTCGATGCCGACAGTCAGGATCACGGTGTAGTCGCCCTTGTTGATACTGAGCGCCAAGTCGATGCAGAGATAGTAGTGGAGCGCGGCTGTGACGTAAGCGGGGTCGTCGGCGTCGAGGATGCGAATGTGCTGCGGCGGCACCCAATCGCCTTTAGCGGACGGGGGCCGCTGCTGGTACAAGGTCTGCCAGCGGTACGGGTCACGGCGAGCGTCCTCGACCATCTGCTGCGTGAACCACTCGGGCCACAGTCGATCACCGGGCTTGCGGTGAGTGCCGTCGTCCGGGTCGCCCTCTTCGGCCTCCATACGCAGCGTGAGCACGCGCTGGCGCCGCGTGGGATTCATGGCGTTGCGCTCGATCAGGTAGCCGGCGAGGTCGTTGGGCGATAGCCGCTGGCAAATGAGAACCA